AGTGCTCCGAGACGACCTACATTTTTACCTGTACCTTCAACCCAATCAACAACTTTAAGATCGCAATCAAGTTCGCCTTTAAACTTGATCTGTTCTTTAGAACGTTTGTCTTCCCAGATATTTGTCTTGGATTTTAGGATAGTTCCTTCTTGACCTTCAGCCAGAAACTTTTCGAATATTTTTTGTGCATCATACTGATTATTGACTTCCTTAGTCCACACAATATCTACAAGATGTCCTATTGCAGATACACCTTTAAGGAAATCAATATTTTGCATCAATTCCATAAAGCGATCGTTATATGGTGTAGTATATTTGCCTATTTGAAAGGCAGTGAATGGAATAGCATCCCATAATGTTACTCGGACTGCGGATGCTTCTTTATCAGACATTGTACCCTTAACAGCTTTGCTAAGAATGCCATTGCCTGTTTTCCGATCCAATGGTTTGCCTGTAGAAGGATCTACAACAAGTAGTTCGCCATCAAACACATAATCGGAACCATAATAACTAGCAAGTTTGAGTAGGGCGTCACTAAACAACTTACTCGGAATAGAAAGTTCTCGGCCATTTCGGCTCCTATATTCTACTGTGCCGTTACGCACAATTGCGTTGAAACGCATGCCATCTAGTTTTAACTGACAGTATGCAGGGAATTTAATTTTGTCGACAAGTTTTTGCTCGAATCCAGAAGCCAACATAACCGGATAGGTTGAGACAAGCTTTGGCCAGATTTTATTTGCTGTTGCCTCAGATACTCCGCATCGAAGATCTTTCTTGATGATTTTTTCAATAACGCTGGCGTTTGCTTCATTTAATGATTCCAATACATTAGTCAATAGGTCAATACCGGCATGGCCAGTAACATTACGAGTAGCCAGTTCATTCTCAATTTGATCCATTGCCCAAGACAAAGTTTTTTTGCCTTTTGCAGTATAGGATGGAATCTTGCGAATGTAAAAACTAATCAAAGGATCAAGAGCAAGTTTAATTGCTCGTTGAAGATCTTTATTATCCTTGTTCCAAGTTAGAATTGCTTCTTTAGCCAGACGAGAATTGTCTGCTGCAAGCGAATCAAAGATATTGGAGATTGTAGTCATTTTGAGTTTTTGCCTTACGTTTGTAACGAGTTTTAAGTTCAACAACTTTCAGACGATATTTTGGTGTACGAAGATCCTTCGCAACAAAATTTCTAACAGGAAGTTTTTTTACTTGTTTCATGTCTCTATTATAACAGAAAATAGTACTCGTGTCAAGCATAAGGTTGCTTAAAATTTAGGCAAAAAATGGATGTTCTTCCACATTTACGTTAAAGGTAACACTCTTATAACGATGCGGCGCGTTAATTACTTTTTCTTTGGCTTTTTCAATATCTTTAACACTGGCGTATACGCCAACGATTGATTGCTTTTTATTGCGACCAATTTTGTCACGCCAGGTTGCTTCTAGTATATATCGAATCATGCACTTGCCATTGTTGTAGAATTTGTAATAGTTTCGTACATTGTTTCAAATTCTTCGTGTTCTTCAATTTCTTTGCTAAAATTTTGTTTGTGATATACTTTAGCCATACGACGAAATGTCTTTTTACTAAGTTCTTGTTTATCACAAATTTCTTTAATTGCTTCACGGATGAATTCGCGTTCGCCTTCCATGCGAGTCATACTATTTGAAATTTCTTTCATACAATCAAAGATTTCTTTACGATCTTTTGGGTTTGATGGAATACCTGCCATAATTAATTTTTCCTTATAATATCATCTTCAATACAATTATATCCATACTGGATTTCAATAATTTTCAATGGTGCATCAGTTTCGTTGCAAAGTTGGTGCCACTCTTCTTTGCGTATATGTAGGCTTTGAAATTTATCAAATACTCCATATAGCTCAACATCTGTGCTAACATCCAAAGTATAGACTGTTGCAGTACCTTCAGCAACGAACCAATGTTCTGCTCTATCTTTGTGTTTTTGCATACTTAAACATTTACCGGGATCTATAGTTAATTCTTTAAGTTTAACTTCTTTTCCGTAAGTATATAATACATTATAATATCCCCAATTGCGTGTTGTTATACTCATTATCGCCTCATAGATGAAATTTCTTTTGCTTCGTCATCACTAAAGATAGGTACTGCGTTAGATTTATGCATCGTACCAATACCCAATACTTTAGTTCCTGTATATTTTTTTGCAGGTGCTAGAACAGCAACTCCGTTGTCTTGATTAAGACTTTTGATGTGGGCAGTACTACGCCCTGCAGGAATGTCAAGAGAATATTTCAAAACTTCTGCAGACATTGCCTGCTTACGTTTTTTCTCTTCTGCTTCAACGCCCCACTTCTTTTTCATAGCAACCCATTCTTTATCAAGTTGCCGCGCACGTTTAGCCTCTTCGGCGCTTTTAAATTTAACTTTACCTTTTTTCTTTCCGTTTGTAGAAAGCCAAGGTCCAATAAGGTGCATAGTCATAATAAGATCTCCATAATATAATTATAACATCTTTTAGAACAACTGTCAAGCATTATTTTCAATACTTATCAAATGCTCTGTACTTATGATGTCTCATTAGTCTAGGATCATGATTTGGATCATTTGGCATTTCCCCTTGATCTAACCATTTACTGACGACCGGTTCAGTTTCAGATATGTCTCGTTTGAAGAACCGAGTCAATCTTTCAAAGAGACTTTCTCTTTTTTTGCTACTGGTTCCTTTTTCTCCTTTGGTTTAGGAGGGGGCAATGCATCAGGGAAAGCTTCTCGAACAATGTCTTCTTTTAGTGAGGGGTATTTTGTTTGCAATTTTTTATCTTTTGCAAGACACAAATCATCTCCCTCGGTCCAATGAATACCTTCAAGCATTTGAATAAAGAGTTGTTCTTTCTTCATTTTTGTAAGGTTAATATTTGGATCGAGCCAAATATACATACGACGAAATTCTGCAAACAAATTAGTTTCAGAATATCCTTCGGGTATAGTTTGATCTCTTTTATGCGGAGGATGTCCTTCGGGTAAGTGCAGTTTAACATCTGGGTTGAAATTAATCTGCAACATACCTATAAGTACAGGATGACTATATGCGCGCAAAACATTTACTTTTGCCTGTTTAGTTTGAGCTTTCTCAACTTCGGCAAAGATTTGTGGTATTGTTGTTTTCATTAAAATTCCTCAATCAATTCTAGCATGTTTTTCATTTTATGTTCAACGAAAAAATTCAAAAGCATACTTTTGTTTTTTACGGGCTGCTCTACGTAGTTATTTATAACAGCGTTTTTAAGATCTTCGGGAATATATGCAAAATCAACAAGTGTTTTATTTCGTTCAAATCTAGTTTTAAATTCTGCATCATTTGGCAACGTACTTTGGTCTTTGTACCAAGCTTCTAATTTCTTAGATGAAACCGGCTTTTGTCGTTCACCGGCAACAATAGAATCATCCGCAGAAAGAACATTTGGAATGCCGTCACCTTTATCGCCTTTAATAGTATGCTCAAACAAATACTGTTCTGGCGAGTTATCAGGTTTAACAAATTTCTTTTGAATTGGCGAATACTGTTTTACATTCTTATACTTTTGTAGTTGAATGAAATCATGATCGCCTGAGATAATTAGGAATGGCTTTGGATCATCGTCAAAGACAGAACCTTCGCGCAAATCATTGGTCTGAGACCACTCTGCCAAAATAGCAATAACGTCATCTGCTTCTGCACCTTCGACATTAACAACCTTATATGGAAAGAATGCATTGATTTCATTACGAATAAGATCAAGTGATTCAAAGATTGCCTTCCAATCTAGACCAGAATCTTCTCGAGCTTTTTTGCGACCAGCTTTGTAGTATTGGAATACTTGACGACGCCAGTATGTTCGATTGTCACACGCAATAACAATTTGACCATATTCTTTTCCGAACCTTTGTTTATATCCTCGGATCGAATTTAAAATCATATGTCGAAGAAGCGGAGTCTGTACTTCAATATCTTTACGTCCTCCAATTTCAGCCATAAAATTTGAGATAGCCGTTTGGCTATAATCAACAACAATCATAATATATCCTTTTTATTAAGTATTCATTGTAGTATTTGCAGGAGATACACCACCCGCAGGCAATTCGCCATTTCTAATTTTTTGTTGGTATTCTACAAACGGGGTAATTGCCGCTTTAGCAGTAGGATTAACAATTGCATTCATTAACTTACTGTTGCATCCTGATAGCAAATCAAAAGCCAATCCAACAATGAATTGTTCAACTGCTGCAGTAATAATCTTTTCGTTTAGTTTGTTTTCAATAACATTATTAAAATTTACTACTGCAGAGTTTAAATCTTGTAATGCTGCAACTGCCCCAGTATATCCTGTACCATCCGCAACTGCTTTAACCAATTTATCTTTTGCTGCAGTTATAATTACGCCACTATTAAATCCATCGACAATTGTTTGTAAATCTACATCAGGAACATCTGCAGATTTACTACATCCAGATCCCATTAGATCTGCTAAAGTACATCCTCCAGCAAATCCGCCGCCACCTGTTGATTGTCCAGATAATTGATTTGTGTATGTTAAGAAACTAGTTAATTTAGGTTTAACTTCCTGCAAATGTGCCAGTTCATCTGTTTGATCGGCTGTTTTAGATTCAATTGCTGAAAGGTAATCAATCCTAGTTTGAATAGTTGTATTAATTGTTCCTAGTCCCTCTGCTACGGGATTATGAAAGAATTGTTGTGCAATTACAGTTGCATTATTAATTTCGCTGGAAACTAGTTTTACCTGTGCAACAATTTGTTGTGTAAATTCTGCTAATGCTGCTGCTTCGCCAAATTCTGCTGCTCCTGGTATACCTAAGCTTTTAATAATCTTTTGAGCGCCACCAGAAGTTTCGTTGAAAATTTGTTGAACTGGGCTTCCGCCCATTTGTGCAAGAACAATTCTTATTAGTTGACAATATGATAGTGATAATGACATTAAGGTCTTTCTATTTAATAGCTTTTAGGATAATCATTTCTGCATTGATACGACCATTTGCTGGTTGATCTTTGGCATTAATCGTATCCATAAATTTTCTTAGTTGTACTTTACCACAAGCCATCATTGCCTTAATCTGTTCTGCAGGTTTACGCAAAGTCTTTTGAATAGACTGTTCTGGTTCGTAGTTCTGAATACTTGAACCTTTAACCTGAAACCCTGATTCCGAACGATATACTATCAACTTACGAGTCTTTGTATTGTAGAACCATGCTTGTTGAGCACCAATGATCTCTGTTGCAGATACAGACTGCAGACCAAGTTCGGTATCAGAACGTTTAAACTTCAAAGCTTTGATTTGAATGCCAGGTGCTTTCGGTTTGGACACTCGAGGCTTGCGATTTGCTTTCTTGAATTCTGAATATTTATCACAATCCTCAATACATTGAGCCAGTGTTTTAACGATAGCTTTTAGTTCACGTTTCTGCAGAAAGGAATATCCCTCATTCAACTGAGCATCTTTACCTTCATACGCAGCAATAAACTCTCTGAGATTCTTCTTAGACCATTCTTTAACATCTGCAACATATGGCTTTGGAATATGGTTTGCTTGCATATGTTTATACAATGAGAAATCTTCCTTGTCTCGAACCATCTTGTCCAAGCAACCTTCTAGTTCTCCGATATACTCAGAGATCTTTTCTTTCATTGCATCTTGAATAGATGCTCGAGGAGCGGATGTAGTTACAACTTGTACTACAGGTTCTTCTACCTTAACGGTTGAATCTAGAATCCTACGAATGTAATTATTAAACTTTACAAGATGATTATCAGAAATAGAACCACCTAGCATAATGACACGGGAAATCCAACCATAGGTATTTACAATCTCGACATCTTTTACTTCGTCGAAAGTCTTTAGTTCGGTTGGCATCTTTGCCTTAACATAATCCCTGATATACTTTCGAGCATCGCTCTTCAGCTTTTCTGCAGAATACCAGTTCATGACACGCATCAACTTGATATTGTACTGAGAATCAGTACCGTCAATCAAAGATACGTCGGGTTCGTTACCGGAAAGTGCAGATGTATTTCGCGCCATGTTAGTCCTATGCTGTTGTTACTTAGTCTATTATAACACCTTCTTTGACTCGTGTCAAGCGATTCGGGTCAATAGATCCTTCTTTGTAGTCTTTGATTCGTTTGATCTCGTCAGCTGTTGTTTTTTCGTCAATTTTGCCGAATTCTTTTTCCATATAATATCGGGCCATATTCTTCGTACACTGATCCATCAAACTAGTAGTTTCTTCGACCAGCCAGAATCGAATAGGAGAACGACCCCACGAACGATGTTTTAGGGCAGAGTGAAAGATTTCTCTGTGCTGTTTATTGGTTGGATCAAATGTCTCACACGGGCGGGAGAATTGTTCAAGTTTACTCATTATATTAGTTCCTATTAGTCTTCGTCTAAATCAGTTAGTTTCTTTACGATCACTCTCTCGTTTCCATCATCGCCGAATGTCATATTGGAATGATATGCCTCAACCATACCTTTTCGACGTAGGCTCTCGATGGAGAT